ATTTAGAAGAATCCATCAGTCCAAAACTAAATAACTTGCTGAAAGGATTAGGAGTATTAACATCTACAATTGCTTTTGTATCAGGAATTATTTTAACAGTTATAGAATTACTAAAAGTACTAGATCAATTAATACTACTATGTGCGCAGGATACAGGAGTTCCTTTTTCGGAAATTAATAACGAACTTACCGCTTTAAATAACAATATAACAAAAGATCTACAAAATAGTACACCAAATATCGATAATACATACAAAGGCTTCAAATTTGAAATTATATTAGATACTAAGAACGATATTAAATACCCAAAAAGATATGCTATAGGAAAAGATAAGTTTGGAGTTACGCTATTGAGAGGAGAATCATCATTCACACCAAATACCGAAGTCTTAATAAACGAGTTGAAGTTTATCATAGATAGGGATAATCTTTCAGCCGAGTAATAACATTTTACAAAACAACTATTTATTAATATGAAAGTAACAGATTTCAAAAAAATGATTAAGGAAGCTGTACGAGAAGTTTTTCAAGAAGAAATGCGTGAGATTCTAATCGAAGCTGTTAAGAGCCCTAAAGTACCCATAGGTGTGGGAGGTCATGGAGTTGTTACGGAGACGAGAACAACTACAGGAACAGTTGCCGAGGCTTCTAAAGCAGCTTACCGCAACATGATGAGTGAGATGTTTAATCCTAATGGAGCAGCAGCATTCACAACAGCTCAAACAACACCAGCATATACTCCTCCACCAATCAGTACGACAGGAGAAGGATCAGCACTCCCAGCAGGAGAAGTTAATCTAGATCAAATAATGGGATTAATGAATAAGTAAGAAAATGGCATTTGGGTTTAGACAAGTAGCACCTATAGATAGCAGGCCAGGAGTGGCAGTGGGAGTATCAGTGTCGTTCAACGGCAGTGCTGTATTTGTACCTACCTACACAACAAAGGATGCCATTAAAAATAATTTAATTAATTACCTACTAACAAATAAAGGAGATAGATATGATAATCCGTCTTTCGGAGGTGATCTACGTAAATTCGTATTTGAGCAACTATCAGACACTACAATAGATTCTATCAAAGAGGATATAGTAACTACAATACAAATCTATTTTCCTACTGTAGAAATCAGTAACGTATCGATACTACGACAACCAGACCTCAATCAAATTCTAGTTGAAATATACTATACTGTAACAAACACAGGACAAGCAGATAACTTATTAATAACATTTGAATAATGGCAGTTAAAAGAGATATAAAATATATTAATAGAGACTTTAGTGAATTTAGGGGTAACTTAATAGATTTCACTAAAACCTATTTTCCTACAACCTACAACGACTTCTCCCAGACATCCCCAGGGATGATGTTTATGGAAATGGCTGCGTATGTTGGAGATGTTATGTCTTTCTATTTAGATAACCAAATTCAAGAAAACTTTTTGCAATTTGCAAGACAGACAAGCAATCTTTATCAATTAGCGTATATGTTTGGCTATAAGCCAAAGCTCACAGGAGTTGCAACTGTAGATGTTGACTTCTACCAGCAAGTACCTGCAGCGGGAAATGCACCTGACTTTACCTATGCATTGCAGATACAACCTAATGCAACATTAACGACAGCTGATAGGGTTACAAACTTCATAGTAGAGGATTCGATAGATTTTTCAGTATCAAGCTCTCTCGATCCAACAGAGGTTAGCGTATTTTCAGTAACAGGACCAACTCCTAACTTCTTTTTATTAAAAAAGACCAGACAAGCAACGTCAGCTACAATTAACACAACTACCTTCAACTTTGGGTCGCCTGAAAGATTTGCAACAGTTGAGTTGGGAGCGACGAACTTCATTGGTATTTTGGATATAGTAGATTCTGATGGAAATATATGGTACGAAGTTGACTACCTAGCACAAGACTCAGTATTCGACTCAGTCAAAAACACAAACACAAACGATCCAACTCAAATAGTAAGAGACGTTCCCTCTTTATTGAAATTAAAATCAGTACAAAGAAGATTCGTCACTCGCATTCTAAACAATACGACAATTCAACTACAATTTGGAGCAGGAACTACGCAAGATAACGACGCAGAATTAATTCCAAATCCTGATAATGTAGGATTAGGATTACCTTACGGTCAGTCAAAACTAACAACAGCTTTTGACCCTACTAACTTTGTATTTACAAATACCTATGGAATAGCTCCAAGTAATACAACACTAACGGTACGGTACTTAACAGGAGGAGGAGTAGGAGCAAACGTTACAGCCGGAGCTATTAATACCTTCCAAGGAGTCGCTACATTCACCAAAATTCAAAATAACACATCCACAGCAAATGCAATCTTCAACTCCTTAGCAGTAACTAATCCATTAGCGGCTACAGGAGGAGGAGATGGAGATACAATAGAAGAGTTACGTCAAAACACAATAGGTAGCTATAATGCACAGCTTAGAGCGGTTACACAGAATGATTACCTAATAAGAGCGCTGTCACTCCCAACAAAGTACGGAACAGTTGCTAAAGCGTATATACAACCGACACAAGCAGCCAACACACTACCAGGTGAAATACCTTCAGTACTGGATTTGTATATATTGACATACAACAACCAAGGAACCTTAGCAACAACGACGACAATCTTAAAAAACAATCTAATTACATATCTATCACAGTATCGGGTGATAGGAGATTCGATTAAAATAAAAGATGCTTTTATAATTAACATAGGTGTAGATTTTGAAATAACAACATTACCAAATTACAATAGTAGTTTAGTACTACTTAACTGTATAACAACACTTCAACAGTTTTTTAACATAGACAACTGGCAGATAAACCAACCAATTAGTATTCGAGACGTTTATCTTACGTTAGATAAAGTCGAAGGTGTACAATCTGTAAAGAACGTATTTTTTACAAATAAGACAGGAACAGCAGCAGGCTACTCCCAGTACGGCTACGGTCTAGCAGGAGCTACACTTAATAATATGATATACCCTTCACTAGATCCTAGCATCTTCGAAGTAAGATATCCAAACTCAGACATAACAGGCAGAATAGTAACTAATTAACCATGGCAGTATACAAGATATTTCCAGAAAAAGACGCAACTCTATACTCACTCTATCCAACAGCTAATACTGGATTAGATGAAATTATAGAAGCTACAATCACTCCATCTGCTAATCAAATACTAACATCACTACCCCAAGCTTCGAGATTTTTAATACAATTCTCACAACAACAACTATTAACACTAAGCCAAAGCTTCTTATCAAACACTCCATTATTTGGAGCGTCTCTAAAAGCTTACGCAGCAAACGTTACAAACGTAAGTCAAACAACTACATTAGACGTTCTTGCAGTTACAGGATCTTGGAACAACGGCACAGGTAAGTATGGAGATGTACCTGCTACCACTAACGGAGTTAGTTGGCTATACAGATCAGCAGACACCATTAATCCTTGGATAACGTCGAGTTTTCCAGCAGGAGTAACAGGATCATTTCCAACAACTAATAGAGGAGGAGGTAACTGGTTATCCAACACAATTTACAACCAATCTCAAAGTTTCGAGTACGCAAACTCAGTAGATGTCAATGTCGATGTAACTCAAACAGTCGTAGGCTGGCTTAATGGTTCAATTAGTAATAATGGATTTATTGTAAAACAGAGACAGGAGTTTATAGACAGCTCTAGCTTTGCTGCAATTCTTAAATTTTTCTCAATTGATACCAATACCATATATCCTCCTTGTTTGGATTTTAAATGGAGGGATTACACATTTAACACAGGGTCAAATCCTAATCAGATAATAACAGGAAGCAATATATACGTTTCGCTACAGAATAATCCTGGAATCTTTAGACAAGGAGCGGTTAACACTTTTAGGATCAATGCAAGGCCAAAGTTTCCGATAAGAGTGTTCCAAACAGCACCTCTCTATACAAATAACTGCTATTTACCAACATCATCTTTTTACGCTATCCAAGATGTTGACACTAATGAAGTTATTGTTGATTTTGATCAAAACTTTACTCAAATAAGTGCTGATGACCAGACATCTTATTTCACTTTGTATATGAATGGATTAGAACCTGAAAGGTATTATAAAATTTTAATTAAAACAGTTACAAATACAGATACTTATATTTTAGATGAAAATTACTACTTTAAAATAACCAAGTAATGGAGACTATCAACTTCAATAAAAAAGTATTCGATAAGTCGCAATACAAGAAGGTGATTCCAACCAACTTTACACAATTAACAGTACCCGTAACCGCTGCTGTAGTAACGCAATCACTACCCTCAGTAGAGGAGTTTTTTGACTTTTATAATCAATTATTCTAC